GCCTTCTCGATTCGAAATGTTTCGAGCGGCTTAGGTATACTGATGGGCTTCTGCAGTTTTCTTACTGCGGAAGGTCCTTACCGGTGGCTGATCAAGCCAAGTGTCTGTCTGATCTTCGTGCTATGCGAGATCGGCTGGCTTCGCAAGGCGAAACCCCACAAGAGTATTTGGACTTTGTTAAGACCTGGACCGAAAATTGGACTTTCCAGCACCTTCCCCGGAGAGGGATGGTACCGGTTCCACTATCGGCCGGGTCGACTAACAGTTCGACTCGTGCTTGTGGGGGGCGTGCGGCAGATGTTACCCAGATATATGGGATACTGGCCCCGTGCGCCGACCCGCGTTGTGATGACAGGCGAGCTCAGTCTCACACGCTGTTTCCGGGCTCTCTGCAAGAGGGAGCTTTGCCACGTGATATCCCTAGGTCCCTTTGGGAACCTGTATGGGGCGCTTACGCGTTCGCGGAGAACGCAATTCGCGAGGAGCTGGCGAAACCTGACTTGCCCTTTCATAAGGCCGTTTCTGTTCCTGAACGCGGGTGGAAGACCCGCGGAGTCAGTAAGAACGACCCTGAGTTGGTGGCAGCAGTCGAGGTTTGCCGTAGTCTCGTCTTTTCTTCATTGCGAAAAGACAAGCGAATTGGTAAGGCCCTTGAAGGGGATGTTATGGCTGCTCTCTTGTCCATGGCAGATGAGGATGTTGTGCCTCTACCTGCTGTCGGGCTTGCGGCGGATATGTCGGTAGCTACCGACGGCTTGCATCATGATGCATATAAGACCGTCTGGGATGCTTACGCGAAAACCGCTAATTTGCCTCCCGATCTCCTGCACGTTGGCTTGCGCGCACTTGGTCCTCAACACGTTCTCTTCCCTTGGGGAGAGATTGTGGAAACTCAACGAGGTGCCCTGATGGGGCTGCCTTTGAGTTGGGCCATGATGTGCTTGCTTAACCTTTGTGCTTGGGATTATGGACGTACGAAAGCTCCGGATCCAGCGTCACGGAATATGAAGAAGCTTGCAGCCCCTGTTCG